GCCAAAGCAGCAATCCGGCTTGGTGGGCGTTTTCAACCTTGGGGCCTTTGGGGGCTTTTGCTTTCTTCGCCATGTTTGCAAATCTCCTAACGTTGTGTTGGTTCAAACTGCCTCAGCCGTTTGGCTGGGACGCGGACAGATTAGTGGGTGGCTGTATTAATTGCAAGTTTTTGGAGAGGTTAAATTGCGCCTAGATTCAAGCACTTATAAAATATATAGTTTGGGGTGCGAACTAATGGCCCGAAATCCGGGGTATAATGCTGCTCTGCAACAGGGGTTTGGAATAGTTCGCACTGCCAACTATTAGGAGCCTCTATTGTTGGATTTTAGGAGCATGAATTGGGCTTTTTGGCCTAGTTAGAAAATTAGGCAAATTAGACCATTAGACGATGGTGGTGAAATGGGCAATTTTGAACAAGCGTCTAAGCGTCTAAAACGTCTAAGTTTCTAATTGTGCGTTGTGCGTCTAATTGTCTAATCCGTCTAAGTTTCTAATGTGGATTGGAATAGGAGGGTGCGTTCTGGGCGTTTCTAAGGTAATTTCTAAGAAGAAATGGCCTATATATAGGCTATGAATCAAAAAAAAATTAGAAAATTAGAGCGAGCGGAGCTGGAAGACTTTTAGTGATTTTTTTTCGGTCATAGCCTATATAGAAACACTTATTCTAATTTTGGATTTGGTAGGCGCGGTCTGCGCTGCGCGTGCTATGCTTGGCCCCAAGCGCGCTATGGCGCACGTTGCGCGGTTTGTGGCGGCAAACTGCACGCGTCCGCAGTGCCAGTTCTCCCACTGTGGAATGCGCTTGCGCAGCGTTGCGCCGCGTGCTATTTGTCCCGTCCCATATGCCGGGAAAATCAGTAATTGAAGCGCAGTTCACCGAACTGGAGACCGCGCTGCCGGATGCGGATGTTGGCGGAATTAATCCGCTGAATAAACATTTGCAGAATGAAGTCCGCAGAACAATAAAAGCGATCGAACTTGTGCGCGTATTGCAGAATCACGTGCTGCTAAGTTCGCCACTGGACAAAACGCAAATACTTGCGGCATGCAAATTGCTGGACAAAGTCGTAAGCAATGCGCCAGTGGAAATTCAAACTGAAAATAAACCAATCGCAATCGGTGCAAGCACACGCGAAGAATTGCTAACAGAAATTTTGCGGGATATGGCACGCGAAGCAGGCCACGTTGCAGCAGCAGCAATCACAAGCGCAGCAAACTCCAGCAAGTAACAGCGCACCGCTGGCCACAAGGCTAGCAGCGTTGCCTACGGAGGAACTAGTGCTGATGCATTGGCGCATGCGCTGGCAACGCGAAGCGCGGCCGAAGCAACTGCCACCGGATGGCCAGTGGCGCACGTGGGGTATTCGCACCGGGCGCGGATGGGGAAAAACTAAAACAGGATCGAACTGGCTTGGCATTGCCGCAGCGTGCGATCCAAACAGCTATAACTTTGTTATTGCACCAACGCATGATGACGTGCGCTATACCTGCTTTGAAGGGCCTACAGGGATAGACAACGTTGTGCCGCAATTCTTAATCCGTAGTGCGGATAAAGCATTACCATCGCGCACGCTATGGAATGGTGCAGTGTTGCGCGGCTTCGCTGCGGAGACTCCGGAACGTCTCCGTGGTCCGCAATGCCATCGAGCATGGTGTGATGAAATCGCGTCGTGGAGGTATGCACGGGAGGCATGGGACAACCTCAAAATGGGACACCGTTTGGGTCCCATGCCGCAACTGTTGTGGACCGGCACCCCCAAGCCCACACCCTTTATGCGCGATCTATTGAAGATAAAAGGGTCCCATATCGTTACTGGTTCCATGTATGAGAATCGTGCGAACCTACCTCCCACGTTCTTTGATGACATGCAGCGTTACGAGGGGACTAACCTTGGTAAACAAGAACTGTATGGTGAGATGCTCGATCCAGAGGATTCGGGATACATCCGGCGTGCCCAGTGGCGAATGTGGCCTGCCAAGGACCCGTTGCCTCACTTACATTTTGTCTTGTTATCGCTTGACACTGCCTACACCGAAAAGACCTTTGACAAAAAGCATCAAGAAGGGGATCCAACCGCGTGTTCAACGTGGGGTGTCTTCGAAATGGACGGCAAGGCGCAAGCCATCCTCCTAGACTGTTGGGAAGATCACCTAGGGCTCCCGGCCCTGATCAAAAAAGTTAAGCAGGAGCGGCTTAAGACGTATGGCGCGCCTGACTTGCATTTGGCGGATGTGCATGGGCCGTTGTTTGGGAAGCCTTTGTATGGAACCATAACGCAGGGCACGGGTCGTGCTACTGATGTAATTTTGATTGAGGATAAGGGCAGTGGCATATCTTTACGTCAATCACTGGGTATCGAAGACATCATCGCAGTCCCTTACAACCCGGGACGCATGGATAAGCTCGCGCGTCTGCATGCCGTCAGTCCCCTATTCGCGGCAGGGCGTGTGTGGGTTGTTGAGTCGGACAAGCGACCCGGGGAAATGCGTAGTTGGGCCGAGCCATTGGTGGCACAGGTTTGCACCTATATTGGAGACGGGTCATTGGAACACGATGACTTGTTGGATACGACGACGCAGGCATTGAAGTACATAGGGGATCGGTTCATGGGGGCGTTCACGTTGCCGCCAAAGAGCAAGCAGCAATTGTTGGACGAAGAACTTACGACGCGTTCACTCACACGGCATATGGTGAATTACTATGATGCATAGGTGCGGGACTGAGGTGGGGTGGACTTTGGAAGATGCTTGCGAAGTCTCGGTCCAGCAGATATTGTCAGACACGAAGAATTGGAGGCAGTGGCAGTTGCCCACGTTGCCCAAAGAGATTGAGGCGCAGTTACTAAAGCAGTTGCACTTGGCCGCGTTGGCTGAGTGTGGTGGGCGGATGCAATGAATCCTACGTTAATGGGGCCCTCGGCGGACGACGCGACGACACTCCTCTCCTCTCCAAGCGCGGACGGTTCGTCGGGGGCCCCTTCTTCCAAACAAGGCGACGTGACCGACACGGATGATGGCGGGGCCATTATTCAGTTGGAGCCGCCCCTGCCCCCGGCAGACAAAACGCCGTTTTATGATAATTTGGTGGGCACGGCGGTTCTTGATGCCACGCTTTTAAGCAAGCTGTCGCAGGAACTGGACGAGCGGATCAAGGAAGACAAGCGTTCGCGCGAAGACCGGGATAAGCAGTACGAAGAGGGGATTAAGCGCACGGGGTTGGGGAAGGATGCGCCGGGAGGCGCGACTTTTGTGGGTGCCAGCAAGGTGGTGCACCCGGTACTAAGCAAGGCGGCTATTGATTTTGAGGCGCGGGCCATTGCGGAGCTTATGCCGCCTGCTGGCGCGGTGAAGGAATACATACCGGAGCCTGATGTTACGCAGGCGGATGTGGCTAAGGCCAAGCGCGTGGCGGCGCATATGAACTGGCAGCTACTTAAGCAGATGCCAGAGTTTCGCCCCGAACTGGAGCAATGCCTAAGCCAAGTAGGTTTGGGCGGCTCGCAATTCATGTACTTGTGCTGGGATGAAGCGCGGCGGCGACCCAGTTCTACTTACTGGCCTAGCGACGATGTGATCATACCGTATGGGGCCAGCAGTGCGCGCAGCGCAGAGCGGCTAACGCAAGTCGAAAGGATCAGCCAACGCACCTATGAAAAGCGTGTCAAGTCGGGGTACTACAGTGAGCCTGCTGATATGGCCCCGGCTGTGTTGCCGGAACTTACGCCAGCGGCCAAGGCCGCAGAAAAAGTTGAAGGCGTCAAGCCGGATACGTTCAACAAAGACGGGTTGCGCACGGTATGGCGAGTCTACACGGAGCTTGAATTACCGGACGACCCGGAAACGAAAGGCGAACTAGCGCCTTACGTGATTGAAATGAATGCCGACTTGAGCGGCATTAAGCGGCTGGTGCGGAACTGGGAGCGCGATGACAAGCTGCGCGAACCTATGCAGTGGTTGGTGGAGTTCCCGTTTCTGCCGTGGCGCGGTGCGCTAAGCATTGGCCTTAGCCATGTGATTGGTGGGCTAAGTGGTGCGGCCACTGGCGCATTACGCTCCCTGTTAGATTCAGGACTGATTAATAATTTTCCTGCGGTCCTGAAACTAAAGGGAGCAAATTTCAGCGGCCAGACCAAGCAGATGGAGGCGTGCACTGTTGTTGAAATAGAGGGCGGCATTAGCGGAATTGATAACGACATTCGCAAGCTAATAAGCCCAATCCCATATAACCCAACCAACACGGTGCTGTTCCAGTTGCTTGGGTTCTTGGGAGAAGAAGCGGAATCGGTGGTGCAGACCACCATGAAAAATTTGTCAGACGCCGCCGCCAACACGTTGCCTGTCGGTACCGCACTTGCAATGATTGAGCAGGGGATGAAAGTCTTCGCAGGCGTGCACCAGCGGTTACTGCACGCTATGACTCAGTTGTTGCAGGTGCTGTATCGAATCAACAAGCAGTACCTTGCGGATGACGAATTGCGCAATGAGGCTGGCACGGTGTTGGCCAGCAGGCAAGACTATGCCGGGCCCATGAACGTGATCCCGGTGGCAGACCCGAACATATTCAGCGATGCGCAGCGGTTTGCGCAGTCGCAGATTGTGGCGGATCGGGCGGCGCAGTTCCCGCAGCTATACGACTTGCGCAAAGTAGAAATGATGTTGTTGGAGCGCACGCGCATACCTGATGCGGCTTCGTTGCTGCAACCTTCGCAGACGCCGGAGGAAATGAATGCGGTGAATGAGAACGCGGCCATGGCCTTGGGGCGGCCGGTGCTGGCGTACCCGGAGCAGGATCACTTGGCGCATATTCAGGTGTTGCTGGACTTTATGGATTCCCCGGTGCTGGGCCAGAGCCCTATTATCGGGCCCAAGTTCTTGGGGCAAGCGCTGGATCATTTGGCACAACACATTACCTTTTGGTATGTTGATGCCATGTACAAGGCGGGTAGCGAAGCGGCCGGGCAGCCGTTGGAACAACTGATGAAGAACAAGAACCCGGAGGTTGGGGCGGAGATGGACCGACTTCTGGCGCAGCTTTCGCCTGCCGTGACGCAGGCTGGGCAGCAGCACTTCGGGCAGAAGATTCCAGAGATCATCCAGCGCGCGCAGCAAACGCTACAGGCGCTTACGCCGCAGCAACCGGCTGATAACAGCTTGGGTGTGGCGCAGATTAGCGCGCAGAGCCGGGAGAAGGTTGCAGGGATGCAGATTC